GCCAGGTTTTGCTGGAACCGATGTTGGAAAACCAGATGCTTGTTGCATAACTGTTTGAGTTAATTTATTTTGATATTCATTTAACTCTTTAGCTTTGTTAAGCACATTGTTTTTAAATATATTAATAATAGCATCAAACTTATTAATTACCTTTGCTACATCATGATTGATCTTATAAGCAGTTTCAGTTACAGATAAATCTATATAATAATGATTTCTTTCTGTATCTATATTCATACCTTGATTAGCAGTATTAGGATCTGTAGTTTCTCTAATATTAAATATAACGTCATTAAAGCGTTCATTCTTCATAGGAACACCTTTACCAGATTTAGATATTAGATAAGTACAGAATGGTTCATCAATAAAGAATTGATATTTAGTTGGATAGAATACTTCTACTGAATTTAAGTATGCTACTAAAGAAACTAATGTATCCGTTGGTGGGATGATAAGCTGTTGTTGAACTCTGTTATATTGAAAAGGTTCTATTAAGAGGTGAAGGTTGCTCATATATGAACTTAAGATATTCATCATATGAGTATCCATCATAGTAGTATTTGCTACAGTCTTATTTGCATCAATACATTTCTTACTCATCAAACCAAGATATGCTTCTCTATACACATCTTGTTTATCTTTACCACCTTCATCTTTTTCTTTGTAATCTAATTCTTTATAATAGTTTATATCATTAGATACAAAGATAGAGAACTCATCTTCTATATAAGATTCCACAGTAGGAGTTTCTAATTCTTGATTAGTATCATACTTATCTATTTTTAAATACATTTTAGCAGTTTTAGCATTAGCAATAATCTTATCAAAAAGATTCTTGTCTAAGTTAACATGTGCTAACATTGTAGGCATATTCTTATTTTCATAATCACTAATACGGATTATATTTTTAAAGTTCTCAGGTCTAATTATAAGACCATCTGATTTCTCTCCAGGAATTAATACTTTGCCTGAGACCTTGAAGTTCCATTGTTGCATTATAATCTGACCTCCATTTTATATTATCAGAGTGTCATCATATTTAAACACAAGGAGATGAGAAGAGCCGTTATAGCTCTTCTCATGTAATTATTATCTACTAAGATTTCTTTTAGTATATTGGCCCCAGAATCTAGAGTCTTCTGTTTTGTCTTGACTTCTGACAAGGGCTGCAGAACGGCTAGCAATTTTACGTTTAATATTTCTATCCTCTATTTCGTCAGCCTTAGATCCTAAATCGATAAGGGATGTAGCATCATTATCGTGTAAGTGTTTACTAGCCTTATAAGATAATTTCATATTCTTATAAAGTTTATTAATAGCCTTGACTATAAATCCTACGATTTTCAATAAGAACTGTTTTACTTTTGTCCATACTTTTGAAAACATTCCAGATTCTTTAGATTTAAGTTTTTTAGAATATTCTTTGATTTTATCTTCAATCTGCAATTGTTTCTTCTCTAACCATGTTAGATCATCAACGTGCATTATAAGTCCATTAATCTTAGTTAATTTACTCATATCACCATTAGCCTTGATTCCAGCATTAAGCATTTCAATAATCTTTTGCTTTTGTACTTGGCTTTTCATGTATACATTTTTTGATTCTTCTGTCAAAGAATTTGTTAAATCTAAAGCTATGTTATCTAGAATGGCTTTATCTTCATTTAATATAAATAATCCCATTTATGAAATCCTTTATCTAAAATAGTCCATCGCCATTCTTCATCATATTTTTAATTTTACGTTTAGCTACTTTTTGTTTGACAAATCTAACAGCTTTGTTTATAGCCTTTGCAATTGCTGCTAAAATCTTTACAAAGAATTGTTTTACTTTAGTCCATATTTTAGCAAAGGTCCCAGTTTTATCAGATTTTAATTTTTCTTCATATTTTTTTAGTTTTTCTTCTAATTGATATTGTTTTCTCTCTAACCATGTAGGATCGGTTATAGATTGAATATTTACACATATATCGGATACTAAATCAGCGGCAACATCTTCTCCGCCCATTAAATCTCCAAGTGCATTGTTTATTTTATTATTAACTTCTTGCTCTGTAGATTCCCCATTACTATTTTCATTAAAAATAGTAGCAAAATCGATATGGCATTCTTCAATTAGAAAATTATTATTTATGATATATAAACCCATAACTATCACCTATTATAAATGATCTTCTGGTTGAGGAGGTGGTTGTACTATACCTGCATCAGGATTTTCTTCTGCTCTTCTACCTGGAGAAGTAGCTTCGTCTGGAGCTTGGCTACCGTTTTTCTTTTTGCCAGGTTTACCAGAAGTTGTAGAACCAGTAGTTTCTGGGTTGCCAGGAGTAGCTTCATGAGTAGCTTCACCAGTTTCTGTACGTTCTGTAGTACTTGGAGAAGTAGTATGCTCATCAGAACCTGCTGGAGTTACACCTGCATCGCTATTGGATTTAGGATTTGCACCAGATTTATCAGAAGTATCTTCTTCGATTCCACCTTCTTCATTGTAACGGAAGGAAGAGGAAGAAGGTTTATTACCAAAGCGAGGAAGTTGACGGTATACAATACCTTTATCTAAAGCAGATTCTTTTGCCTTTTCTTCTTCAGATTTAGCAGCTTCAGCTTCTTTAGCTTTTTCTTCTTCTTCTAAATCTTTGAAGTGTTTTTTGAAGTGAGCAGATACTTTTTCTTCAACAATTTCTTCTTCAGTTTTAGGTTCTGTTTCAACTTCTTCTTGAGCATTTAATTCAGCAATATGCTTTTTAAGCTTTTCAGAAATAATTTCGATACGTTCTGTTTCTTCATTGTGTTTAAGAGTTTCGATAATGGATTCGATATCTGTAACTAAGATATCTTCTAATTCTTTAGAATCGATTTGACGATTACCACCATTATCTTCATTACATTCTTTGAAACCACGTTTTTCGAAATCAGCTTTTTGTTTTTCTGTAAAGATTTCTACACCAGATACTAAATCGAAGTTGTTATAAAGAGGGGTATAAGTAACTTTTGGTTCTTTACCTTCTTCAGCAGCAGCTTCTTCTTTAATTTCGAATACTTGACAGCCCCGTTCTAATAATGTAGCTACCGCAGAAACTTCCATTAATACTTTTTCTGTAGTGCCAGTGACACCAACAAAATTTAAGGTTGCACCGCCTGGAGCGATGATTTTGACAAATTTGCCTTCGCGCATTAAGGTCACCATTCCTTTTCATAATATATTATAAAACAAGTAATCTTAAAGATTATTATAATGTGCAGAGTATAAAAGGGCTATGCGTCATAATCGTCATGATATGTGAGATTATCATTAACAGCAATTCCGATTTTCTTCTGAATAGCTCTAACTCTACCGTTATATTCTCTATTACGATATCTATTAACATGATCACCAGCATAATTGCCTTTTGGACCTATCGTAATCTTATTACCTAATTTTTGCATTCTAAATGCTAACCAATCAAGAACTTTAATACAAATCCTCATAATCTTTCTTAAAAGATTAGTCCTTCCCATACTCTTTTCTTGATCTAGTTCAGCTTCTAGTTTAGTATAAAGACTTCTAAAAGCAGCAATTTTTGATGCTACCCAAGTTTTAGGAGCGTGCTCTATCTCTTTCCTAAGTTTTTCTCTAGTATAGTCATCTCTATCCATCATTATCTGATCGAAAGCTTTCATACTTTCTTTATCTTTTGTTAATCTTCTATAAAATGCAGCTCCAGCAGCCTGTTCTATTTCTTTAGGAGTATTCCCAATAAGAAGATCATCTCCTGATCTTTCTGCTTCTAAAAAGATTGCTTCTTGAAGAGCTTCTCTTTCTTCAGTATTTAAAGAAAGAGACTTTAATAAATCTCTTTCTATATTTGCCGATTCAAGTATATATAATCCCATATACGTTATCCTCTATTTGTTGAAAGCTTCTATTTCCATAAAGATTTTATGGATTACTCTAGAAGTTTCTTTGTAATAATTAATATAAAATTTTATAGAAGAGTAATTGTAGTTATTGATTATATTCGTATAATATAAACTATCTTCTATAAATCTTTTATGTATGGTTCTAAGTCTTTTTTGTAGTACTTTATCAGAAGAATTTTTATTTAATAATTCAACAAAAAGTTTGTTTACCTTATCTCTAATTTCTCCTATATACTCTATACATTCCTCATGATCTTTTTTTATTTGTACTAGGTCTTTACATACAACTACATCATATGAATTTGATAATTTTATAATCTCAGAAGGTTTTAAATTATCTGTTCCATGAAATTTCTTAGATGTTTTTTCAAAAAATGATATGAGTTTTTCTTTAGATTCATATTCCTTTTGTCTACTAAAATTAATAGCTCTAATAGAACCTTCGCCTAACCAATATTTTTTATCTAAATAAATATCCAATATTGATTTCATACTAGGATCTAATTTAGGAATATCGTATCTAAGCTCTCCTATATTATATCTTTCCATATCCAATTCTGGATAGTTTTTGATTTTCTTCTCAATATAATATATTTGGGTTTTCTTATCTATAGTCTTGCTAGCAACATAAGTCCTAAAATCATTAAGAGTTTTAGAAGAATTAAAAATTTTATTAATAGCTTCTTTTACACTTAGTTCTTGCATTAGAGAAGAAGTTAGATTAGAAGCTTTATTTTGGAATTTAGTGATAAGATCTTTTTGCCACTCAATTTTCTCTTTTCTAGAAGAAATAGCAGCGTCATAGAATCTATCATTAAACTCAGTTTCAAAATCTTCTATACTATAATTATTATAAGCTTTATCTTTTGATTCAGATAAAGATTGATTAAATATATTCATTATCGACTCCTATTTATTTATTCTAGAAATTGGAGTAACTTTATCTTCAACAGTTTGCATTTTTAATTCTGCAAGCATTGTAAATAATTGAGAGAAGTCATTATCTGTCAAACGAAGATAATTGTATTCACCCATATTAGTAATCATCTTTTCTTTAGCTATTTGCTTAGCTCTATACTCAGTCATAGTTCTTGTATTAGGATTTTTGCCACCATCCTTAACCTCTATGATTAGATTGTAAGGAAGTAGTAAAAAGTCTGTGATCCAATGTCTGGTTTTACCACCATAGGTATATTCCAATACAGGGCCTGGAGCAATTACTTCAGAAGAATCAAACTCCAGTACCTCATCTAAGAACTTCATAAGATTTAGCTCATACTTGCCTGTATAAGTAAATTCTTTACCATCTGACCATTTATATTTACCACTAATTCGTCTATTAGCAAGCATCTTTTCTTGCTGTTTAGGATCGTCTAATAAATGAGTTTTATTATAGACTTTCATCATACGTTTTTGATAAGTCTTTTTAACAGTCTCATAACATTTTGGATTCCCACATAGACGTTCATATTTTTGACGCTTTTCATTCCATTTAGTAGGATTTCCACATACAGTGCAATTACCATGACCATGTTTATTATTCACAATATCATATACTAATCTATATGCAGTATACCCTTCTGGAATTTCATCATCGTGTTTTCGTTCTATATGCTTTACTAAATTATCTCTATGATAAGTTTCGCTACAATAGGGACAAGGATATCTTTTCATCTTTTCCTCCTATATTCATAATTCAATTACTAAGTGGTCATTACTTGCAAAAGTAAATGAGGAAAAGAATGAGAATATGAAATAATTGATCGAATCTATTTAGTGTAGCTTCTAATCTTCTATACTTTTCATTACTAATCATCCCATTTAGTCTCTCTATAATCAAAGAGTTCATAGCATAGCATTTTCCAAAATCTATTAATATATGAGATATAAGAATTATTAAGAAAATAACCCTACTAAAATAATCAGCAAATCTTGCTCCTGTTATAATACAAAAACCGACCCAAACAATAAACGCATACAAAATACAATGACAGGTTAATAGATATAAAGATTTTCTTTTATTCTTTTCTAAATATTCTCCTTGAAGTGGGAAGTCGGCTAGGCAATGTATTGCAAATAGAAATAGCATATCTATAATCATTATGTATCACCATCTCTCTTTTTACTTATTTTCTATTATAGTAAGGTCAAGTGAGATTTGTGGAGAGTTTAGAAAAAAAAAATAAAAGGGAGAATTATTCCCCTTTATTTTCTTTAGCTTTTAATTGCTCAGCTAATCTCTTTTCAAAATAAGAGATGTCATAATGGACTTCTGCTTTTTTCTCAGGAATATGATCTGAGTAGTCTGTAAAATCATCTGGCTCATTATTTACATACTCTTTATTAGCTTCTGCAAAATAACCATAACCAGCTACCATAGATGCTGGTAAAGTCCACATCAAAGTCTCTACTGGAAATAAAATAATATCCATACCAAATCCTCCTAAAACTATATAAACACTATATCACTATTATAGTATATAATTGAACCAAAAATTATACCCATACTCATTACGAGTATGGGTAATATTCTATTTATAGCTATTAGGATTTCCATCAGTATCTTGTTTGTTCTTCCAGTCACCAGCTTTTTTAGGCTGTGCTGTGAATCTATCTCCAAGAAAAGTCTTTTCGTATTTTTTCATATTTGGAGCATGATGTGCATCTCCAGATGTTACTCTTTTTACTTTACGAACAATACCCTCAATATTCTTAATAACTCTAGCTTCATCTAATATAAATAAAGCCATATTATTCACCAGCCTTTTCATCAGTATTAGGAGTTGGTTGTTTATTAGGATTTGTATTAGCTTTTTCCTGATTATTATTTTGATTTTGAGAAGGAGCTTGCTTATTCTTATTATAGCTATTTACATGAGCTTGCATATAAGAAAACAAATCTCTATATAACATTCCAGCTGCTGTCATTTTAGCATTTAATGCTTGTTTTAAGATATCACAAATAAGTTTCTTCTTATTATAAATAACAGTTTCGCTATCTTCTGGATCTTGCTTAGCTTGTTGATTATTCTGAGAAGTGTTTTGTTGGTTAGAATTATTTTGATTATTATTAGAAGATCTATTATCAAAGGTCATCTTAGGAGTTGCTGTAGATGTCTTGTTAGCATCATCTTCATTTAATAGATCTTTAAAATATTTCGTATAGAATATAGAATAATCTGTATCTGCATTTAGTGGTGCTGTAGAAGCCATACCTTGTGTATTAGATTGTTTTACAGCATTAGCACTTTTATTTGCTGCTAATTGAGATGGAGATAAAGTAGGTTCTTGATTACCCGTGATAGGATTTCTATTGATATAATTTATAATACCATTTACATCTGTTTCAAAAGATTTTATTAAAGTATTATAAGTGGTACAGAAGTTGTATGCTTTAGGAATTAATTGTTGAATATCTTGAGATTGCATATTAACTTTTTTATCTATACCATAATAAAAATCTCTAGCAAATTTAGCAAAGTCACTTTGTCCATCATATTCATTTACTAGCATTTTCTTAAACCATAGATTATTTTTATAATCTGCAGCTTTCTTAGCATCACCTTGAAGAGTATTATTCTTTGTATCTAGAATAGTAACTCTTTTAAGATCTACTCCACTAATATTAGAACTTAATGGTTTCTTTATTCTAGCAAAGGCTGTAGTATATGATGGAGCATTTTGAATATTTGCACCACTCTTTACTGGATATTTTTGGAAGTCCACGAGATAATCTCTGTTTTGGATTAACCATTCATTATTCTTTTTACCTTGATCATTAGCATAATCTTTAAACTTCTTAAGATTAGTTTTAATAGCAGTGATATTATCTATACGCCATTGATCATTGCCAGAATTTTCTGCTTCTTCAAAATACTCTTGAGAGATGTATCCATTCTCATACATCCAGAGAAGCATATTTCTATTATCTTGTGCCATCTCTAATATAGCATCAAATTCATATGATTCTGAGATGGCATTAAAAAATTCATCTTTTAGCATAAGTCATCTCTCAATTCTTTAATATAATCAATCAGTAATTGCTCTGGATTATCAGTTTTCTTATTCTTATATTTCTCCATTTTAGCAACTACTTTTTTCATCTCTTCTTTTGTGAGTTGATAAAGTTTTGCTGGAGGACGTTTTATAGGAATTCTGACAACATCATCATTTTCATCAAAGCTAAATAACTCAACTTCATTGATGAATAGATTACCACTCTTACCAAAATTTAATCCTAATACAGTAAGAGCCCCTTCTATTTCTATTGGTACATACATAAAGCTTTTACCAAGTCCAATATGGTTAGTATTCAATACATAGAATATTGGAATTATCATAGCCTTACCACCAGGAAATTTAAACATTGCTGACGTTAAGAATTTTATTATACCAGCAGCTAGAGCATCTTTTGTATTTTTAGCTATAGTTTTAAAATCTTTCTTATTATAGAATGCCTTCATCTTTTTAGACATAGGAGTCTTTAGATATTCTTCATAACTCATCCGTCTATATTCTGGATTCTTTTTGTATATATTGGATATCTCTTTGGATAAGTACTCGTAAAATTTTTTATTAGATTTATATGATTCAAGTTTAATAGCAAAGTCATCATTGACTCTATTTTCTACAAATATCTTGACAGCTTGTCCTATAATTGTAGATATAGCTATATCTTTAATTATTTTGATATAGATATCTAGTGAAGAAAATGATTTAGTATCTTCTGTTATCAAACTATAAGATTTAAAGTATCCCATTTATAAATACCTCATTACATTTCAATGATTAGATTACTAAAGTGTCATAGGTATTTGAAACACAAAAAAGACCTAGGAGCAATTAAGCCCCTAGGTCAATTGATTATCTAAAAATAATTATATCTCTATATTTATCTTCGATTCTTATTTCTTTTCAGCTGCAGCTTTAGCGTTTTTTTCTTTTAATGCAGCAGCAGCGTCTTTACGACGATCATCGCCAGTCATTTTGGAAGTCAAGTAAGCAACAGCTTTTGCGATCATATCGAAAATTTTGCGGTACCAAGGAGCTTTGTCACCCATTTCAGCTGTTTTCTTTTTATAGTCTTCAGCTTTAGCGTTAAGAGCAGCAATTTTATTAGCAATCCATTCTTTTGGTTTGTTGTAAGCATATTCTTTGATTTTTTCTAACCATTGACGGATTTTGCCTACTTCTTTTTCGCCTTTACCAGCATCAGCAGCAGCTTTATCAGTAGTAGCACCTTCTACTTGTTTAGCTTGTTCGCCAGTAGTGCCACCTTCGTTTTCGTTAACAATCATATTCATGAAAGTAACGTCGCCAGTGTTTTCGAATGCTTCAAGCATCATGTCAACGAAAATGTATGCATCGGAGTTTTCGCTAATAGGACGAACAACTACGTTATGGCATTCGTTAACTAATTCAGGGTTCATGATAATGCGAGCTTCATCAATAGCAACTGCGATGGAATCAACAGAGATTTGGTTAGCTTCAGCAATAGCATCAACAGCTTCGAAGTAATCCATGCAGGATTCTTCTGCCAAACGTTCAACGTCAGAGAAGTTAACTACTGCAGCACCAATACGAGTATTTTCAACTACTGGAATTGCAATAGGGTTAAGAGCAGCTTCGGATTCGCTCAAGTACACAGCTTCGTCAAGAATACCTTTGAAGCCAGCAGTACGGTTCAACTGAGATTCAGTGATTAACATAGGTAAATACCTCCATTATGATCATAATGATTTGAATTTGGAATAATTTATAAATTATTTTCATTGCTTAGAGATATAAAATCCGATGAAAAATCTATATCTCCAAAGATTTATTATAATGTAATTATTATAACTTTCAAAATCAGTTATTATTATTTCAATTTAGCTCTTACAAACCCAATAGCTTGTTGAGTTTTATTCATTAATGCCTTTACAGTAGAAGTATCCATATTAGTAGGAGAATCTCCATTTGCTTTATTTCTTAAAGAATAGTAAAGATTTCTCATAGAAGCCATTTTCTTACCAAGATATTCTTTATCATTAATATTGGAAGATACTTCTTGTGGAACTCTTTTAAGCTTTTGAAGAATCTTATTTTGTGGATTGATATCTGTTTGTTCTTTTAATGCTTCGAAATCGTCATTAAGATAAGCATCTAATAACTCATCAGAACCAATATCATCACCACGTTGCATAAGATCATGAATCTTATCAAAAGTAGTTTCTGTTAATTCATATACTGGATCATTTTTAGAGATTGGATTTAAGAAAATTTGAAATCCTGCTTCTTTAAACTGTTTTGCTGTATCAAGCATTTCTTGATCAGCATATGCACTAACTTCATCTAAAGATAAAGAAATAGTAGATGGTTTAACATCACTAGCTTCGCAAACATTAATAATTGCTTGAGTGCCATTTGTAATACCATTAGAAGTTGCATACTCTACCAAGTCTTCTATTCTGATAATATTACAATTCTTTTCTTTACTTTCTCTAATAATAACTAATTCTGGAAAATACTCTGTGTTTTCATGAACTAGCATCTTAGAACTACCAACAATAGAAGTTGCTTCATCTAAAATACCATTATCATGGTTAGAAAAAATCATATTAATATCCTCCAATTTAGAAAACAACTGCCTAGAGAATAAATCTCTAGGCAATGCTTTATTAATTATTATTTAGAAAAGAGTCTAGCACGAGCAGATCTTCTAGAATAAGATTCGCTAACACCATTAACGCCATTATCTTCAGTAGCGTCATGAGCTACACCACCAGCAGTTTTTGCTGCCAATGCTGCAGGAATATTAACTTTGCTAGTTTCTTTTTCATCACCAGCACCGATGAATTCTTTTTCTTCTTCTTCATCATATTCGTCAGCTAAATATAAACCTTTTTTAGCATCATTATCTAAACCAATATTACCTTTTGCTTGATCTTCAGATGCTTCTTCATTAATACGGAACAATGCCATAGTATTTTACCTCCAAGTAAAATCAGTAATTGAATTACATTAAATCTTTATCATATTTACCAGACGCAATGTCTCTTAAATATTGAAGATGTTTTTGATGAGGATCTACAGATTCTTGGAATTCTTCTAGATCACTATCAGAATCATCATTTTCAACATCGCCAAAGCCCATCATGCTATCTAATTCGTCACCTAATTCTTCAGATTCGATATCATCAGCAATGAATTTTTTATCAGCTTTGGAAACCTTTTTAGCTTCGACTGGTTTTTCATGGATAACTTGATCTGTAGGTTCTACTTTAAGTTGAACGTCTTCTTGTTCAGCAGCTTCTGCTAAACCAACATTATAGTTCTTCTTAATAAGTTGAAGACCATACTTACCAGTGAAAGTATCCATCATTTGTTTAGTATTAGCAAATTTGCGATAAGTCATTACATTTGCTTGATCGCCCCATAAGCCTTTACCTAAACCAGCATCATGCCATTTAGATAAGTTATCGTCAGTACCAATACCAAGAGTACTCATTTCATCAAGAATAGAAGCTTCATCGATGATTAATGCAGTATTATGATATTGACCTTTAAGACCATTGCATTCTAAGATAGAACCAATAGCTTCAGTTACAGAGGAAAGACCATTTGTAATCATATAACGAGAAAGGTCTTCCATTTCAATTAAGTATTTACCAAATCTTTTAGATTCACGAACTGGAACCATTTCAGCAGTAAATTTACATTCACTAACTGGAATGGTAGCTAAGCCATCTAATAAAGATTTAACTTCTTCAACTACAGATACTTTTGTAGTTTGAGGAATTTTGGTACCATTATCAGCAATAGCCATTTCAGAAAGAGTCTGAATAGCAGAGTTAAACATGGCCATGTTCTCCTTCCATATTTAAAAATTAGGATCCTTGTTTGGCTGCTACTAATTTATTTTTAATAGTAGTAGCAGTGTCTTTAGCTTTTTGCAAAGTATTGTTTGCAGTTTGTTTTAAAGACTCTGGAGCTTTGGAAGCTTTATCTGTAAAGTTTCTTACAGCTTGTTTAGCAGCAGAGTATTTGTTAGCTAAAGTCTTTACGCTATCTCCTGCAGTAGTAGCGGCAGATTTAACTGCATCAGCACCAGTTTGAATATGATTCTTCACACGAAGAATATTCTTAGCGCCTTTATTACCAACCTCACCAACAGCATATTTCATTTTATTAAGGTTATCTTTGATAGTACCTTCACAATATGCTTGGAGATGGTAAGAATCTTTGAAGCTTTCTGCTTCAAAGTCTTTGTTAAAAGCTTCCATTAATTGTTGATAATAAATAGAGTTTTCAGAAACTGGAGTAATGTATACCTTATATCCAGCTTCTTTAATAGATTGAGTAATCTCTACTAATTCATCATCTTCATAAAGAGAAGCTTCATTTACAACAAAACCAATTCTGGAATCGTTGCTAATCATACTAGCTTCACATACAGCTCCAATAGCTTTATGACCATTTGTAATACCATTAGAAGTGCCGTATTTCACGAACTCCTCTAATTGAATAAGATTACGATTTAAACGGTCAATATGTCTAATAGGAACCATGTTTGCAGTATAGATCATTTCAGATTCGCTCAAAGAATCAAGAGATTCAATAAAGTCGAAATCATTAGACCCATAAAGGTCAGATTCTTTTAGAAGCATATAATAATTCTCCTTTAATGACCACTATAATATATTAGAATAATCATTAATAAATAGTCATTACAAGGCTTTTATATCTTTTATAAAATTACATTCTTTGAATAGCTGTATTGTATTCACTATTAGCTCTTTTCCATTCATTTTTAGCTAAAGAAGTTTCTTTATCTTTACTAAATACTCCAGTAGCAGCTTGTTTTGCTTTAAAGAACCCACTAGAGATTTTATCTTTTAGCCAAGTAATAGCACGTTTTAGATTTAAGATAATAGTAGCAAACCAACCCTTTTTAGAAGCAACAGCATTTTGCTGTTCTTTAATTTTTTGATTAAGTTGGTTTGTTAAAGCTTTGATACGAGCAGTAGCTTGTTCCATACTTTTTACATTATTTAAATCTGGCATAGGAGCTGTTACTTCTTCAGATAAAACTTGTTGTGCAACTAAATTAGCTCGTTCTTCATCTATAGCTTTTAATTCTTTTGAAACTTGAAACTCTTCTTCAATAGTATATTCTTCTCCAAATAGAACTAGTCTAGCAAGACCTTGTTCTAACATATCGTTTTCAATCATATATTGAAGCTCTTCATTAAACTGTTTAAAAGAGTTTACAGCTTGTTTTTCTTCTGTGAATAATAATCCCATGAAGTTTATTAATAACTTCTTCCGTACTAGGAAAATCATAAGATCCAGATGGATCTATATGAACCATATGCATATCAAGAACTTGAGTTTCTTTATTATAATCATAAGTTCTAGATATAGCTTCAGAATATTCTAAAGTAGCTTTTAATTGTGGATCCATATATTTCCCATAGATTTGGACAAAGGTTTTATAATCTCCATATACATAATTCGTTGGGATAAATAGATATCCATTATGAACTAACTCATGAACAGTTTCTGATAATGGTATTAATCCAACGTTTAATCTATAATGATTAAACATAACTTCTTTAGCTACAGCATTCTCTGAAATATTCTCTTGGCAAGCAACTCTCTTAGCATATATAGTAGTTACCAAATCAAATAATGTTAATGGAGAATGATGTATATGAATCTTAATAGAATAAGTATCGATATTGTTTACGTTCTTATAGAAAGAACAGCTAGTCATATCAACACAGTTTCTTAAGTATTCGATATATTTCTTATAAGATCTAGATGATCTGCAAATACGTTCGATATTTTTAAAATACTTCATTAGATCTTTTTCATTAGTAAAATCATAATCTGCTATATCAAAAGAAGGAAGATGGTCTAAGACTATCGTCTTCTTAGCATTAGGTAATTCGAGCTCATTATAACCTCGCATTTTGTTATATCACCTCCTGATATTATCACAATGTCTAGGATTAGTGCCTTGTTTGATACAAAGATAAAATGATAAAGAATGACACTTATATAAGTCATATTTTTATTTAATATTTTTAACTTTGCAAAGGATAAAAAATATGGGATTATATACGATTCGAGATTTTCAAGAGGGAGGAATATTAAGCGAAGCTTATGTTCCCAAATCTAAATATCTCAAAAAGGCCGAAGAGCTGCTAGATAAGATTAGGAAACCTTATCTAGTAGATGACACTAAAGGCATGATTGGTTTGCTAAAAATCAATAGTCAGAGACTGGCTTCTGTTGTTAAAGAATTATATGTCGATAAAGACTGGAAAGAATTTGAGAGATGCCTTGAAAAGCAGTTTGGATTTGAAACCTTTTCTGTAAATATACTTAGAATGTCTCAAATTAATGCTTTTACATATCCAGTTTCTTTAGATATGACTAGACTTGCTAGCTTCGATGATGTTTTAGATAGTAATGGATTAAGATATAAAGAGTCTGCAAAGATTAATGGTATATCATTTATTTCTGATGGGCTTTTATTTAATTCTAAAATGTCTTCTGGTCAAGTTTTAGCTATTATTTTACATGAAATTGGTCATAACTTTTCTCAGATGGCGATCAGTTTCTTAGCACAATATAATGCAGGAAGGTCTTTGTATGGAACTACTGCAATGATACTATCTCTATTTACAAAACTAGATGTATATTTTGGTATGGATGACAAATCAAATTTCGAAAAGTTTGGTGCATTGCTTAGTCATCTAATTAATACTACTGATTTTGGAAAAAGGGTGACTAATTTATCAAAAAGGAATCAATTATACAAACCAGTGTATTTAGGTTTTGATACATTTGCATCAATTCTGGCTATAAAAAGTGATATAAAATCTGTTCCTGAAGGTGCGAAAAAAATAGTTGATAGTATAAAAATGATATTCCACAATAAGCTTCTAGATTATATAAAGGATAATAGCAAAGCATATGTAAAATATATTGCTGATAATAAAAAACAAGTTGCTGTTAATCATGTCATGAATTATATGGGTTACATGGATGAATCTTTTGCTGATAAATTTGTAGCAATGAATGGATATGGTGTAGAGTTTGCTACTGCTATAAAACTCATGAAAACAGAAACACTTGGATATGGTATCAATGGTTTAGCGGACAAAATTCCTTTAGTAGGGCAATTGTTTGCTCTTGAATATATAATGGGTTCTTTCTTTGGAACTATTATTACTGGCGAACCACATCCTACAGATGCGTCTAGAATCATGACACAAATAGATATCTTAGAAGAAGAATTAAAACGTCCTGATATCTCTCCTAAAACTAGAGCTATTATAGAAAAAGATATTAGAGATATCAAAAAAGAAACAGAAAAGGTTGATAAGCTTCTTAGAAAAGAAATCAATCTAACAAGTTCTTCTTTCAGACTATATGTATTAGCATGGGATGAATTTATCACAAGCGTTCAACCTAAGAAAGATATTCGTGAAAAATTCATGAGTCTAGTAAATAGTAATAAGAAGATTATGGAAAATCTTAAAAAGAATGCTGAATCTGATAAAACTAAAAAAGATTCACTTCTAGAAAAGATTGGTAATAAGCTTAAATTATCTAAATAATACATTTACACTTAATTAATCTGATCAAATAACCTTATAAGGTTTTTGAAAATAACTTTTTAAACGAAAGTGGTTCTTTAGTTTCTGCAGAGAATCTTTTAGAACAATTAGAATTAGTAACATCTGGTTCTTTGATGTTAGAAGACGCTACTGCTGAAGAAGAAAAATATGAAGATCTTCATGATAAAATTATCGAAAAAGAACAAGATTTGAAAAAGGTTATCGAAAATAAATCTAAATCTTGGTTAGAACGTAAATTAACTTCTTTCAAAGCAGCTATTGAACGTTTTGAAAGAAAACATAAACTTACTAAAGACAACAAATCTAAAACTATTATCAAAAAAATCTTCTTTTTGATTGAGTTAACATACAAAATCACAGAAAGAAGGTTAATTTTCTATATTTAATGGTAACATAATCTCAGTTGATACTTCAGATATTCATTCAATTTTATGGATTTATTTCGTAATAAACTCGAAATGAAGTTAAATACGCTATTATTAGCCGAATTAACTAAATTTTATCCTTCGATAAATACGATGTTAGTAGCTATAATACAGATAATTTTCGAAATGGATATTACAAATATTCTTTACATACTGTTTTAGGTAATATACTACCAAAATACCTTACGATTAATTAGGGCCGTTTCAAAATAAATTACTTACTCCGTACGATTGAAACTTTGGTAATCTAAAAAAAACGATTATATAATTATATCAAAGAAGCACTTCATGTTTGAATTAGAATTCCCCTAACAGATGAGAAATATATCATCGATTATACATATATCCTAGTGAAAGCACGTTAGCATACAAAGAGCTATTAGATCATGCAATACCAAAAGGTCTAAAGATGTTACTGATTTACTCACTTTTTTAGAGTTTCTGAATCAATTAGGCCATTAATATATTCCAATAATCTGATTGAAGAATGGAATAAACACTTAAAAAGGCGAGTAAGCAAAAAAAACAGTTTCCATCAATTGAATCATTAGATGGTTTTCTATGCACATTTGCTAATAATTATAATGGTAAATTCTTTGATAAAACTCATCGTGGATTAAGTAAAGTATTTGGTCTGTTACAAAATATATTTAGTAATTGAGAATAAAAAGCTGTTTACATAAAATTATTGACACTACCTCATATCTAAAATTTATAATACCAAGATAAGTATATCTATTAAATTGATATATACCTCTTGAAAGCATAGCAATAATTAGTATATTTTTAATTTATTTAACCTACTACGCTATCTCGATAACAAGAGTCTTTTGTTTATTAATTCCATTGTGACACTAACAAATAAATGTTTCTTAAGATAATTAGTTAATAATAAAAAATATATTATAATCAATTCTTCATAATAAGCACATAATTTAAAAAGCTATATCTAATAAATTTTCTTTAGGCAGAGAAATCTCAAAACCTGTATAGTTTATATACGCATCCTCAATGCCTTTAACAATTTGTAAGAATCGATAAATAACACTATTAAAATCATAGTCATCATCAGAAAGTACAAACTCTGAATTTTCATGAGCAATATTATTCCTTACTTTACCAGTAAATTCAACTAAAAATTGTGATGCACTCTGCCTAGTTTCTAAAATTGGATTCAAATTATCATCACAAGTGGTAATCATTAATTCAGTTAAAAACTCTCTATTACCAAGTACTTGTTCAAATAAATCCTTATAATAGCCATTTAATTTGTGTTCATGAAAAAATTCAAAATGAATATAGCCTCTTAATTGGTTAGCCGTAAAATTATTTTTTAAAGACCTATAATAACTACAAAATGCCTCTACCTGATTATCGGATGACTTATTAAATAAATCTTTAATTCTTCTTTCATGTCCAAGAAATACATATCTAGCAATCCCAGCAGATAAGTCGTTAAAACAAATTCCTCTTTCTGATACTTTAATTACATAATCATCTATCAAGGTTCGTATAAACCACTCAAATGTTGTAAAAACGGATAAATATAATGAATTCTCTAATAAGGTTTGTGCTTTTTTCTTTTGAGAGCTCTCTGGAATACTAGGTATTATCTGGTTATAAATTTCTTTATAGACAATAAATTTTTGTTCAATATCACTATACATTTATCCCTCTTTAATTATATTATTGACAATATTACCCCATTCATATCTTCTTTCTATATAACTTTTATTATTAGTTGCACGTGTAAATATTATATTATCCTCTTCTTCTAAGAATTGCTCAAAAGATGCTTTGATTTCCGAAGCATGCGCACGTATCTCATCAATTGAAAATTTTGATAAAACAACCAATTGCAACTCCGCAATACTCTTATTAATACTCGTTGCTTTTGGTAGATTAATTCGCTTAAACGCAGTATCTCCAAAAACTAATAGTGTTTTTTCAACGCTATCAAGTATAAAATTCTCTAATTCTATAGCCGCTTTTTCATCATCTCTATTATCTTTTAAGTATTCAAGTATTGCTGTATTTAACCGCCCAATATATCGGCGTTCACTCTTACCAATATTATCAGGATTATTTGCTTTGACAGGAGCAATCTTCCATCCATTATGATTGATAAACTCCGACATCACTTTCGATCTTAATAAAATCTCCTGATATCCAAAGCGCCTCTTTAAAATTGGTCTATTATCAAAAATTTGATT